CTAGTATGTTTCCCAGAGCTACCAACGCAACGGTAATACCGAGTATCCACTTCAATTCCGTTGGCGTCAAATGACTTAGGAATGTACCAATGGCCTCTGCGACTGTCTTTAGTGTCGGCGCAAGGTCTTTCAGGATTTGGGCGAAGTCTCTGAACAGAGTTGGTAGCGCTGGCCCCACAGATTGTACGATTGTAACTAACGCTTGCCCTAGCGTTGTCAGTATCTCACCGAGTGCCGGCCCAGACGCAATCAAGGCCTGCCCCAACACGTTTAGTGCTTGACCTAGACTTTGGAAGAACGAATTGATGCCAGGCCCCATGCTGGCGCCAAGGTTCATCAGGTTCGTAAATAGCTGACCGAGAGCAGTAGCGACTGTGTGAAGTACTGGCGTAAGTGCTACGGCCGCAGCGTGAGCCGCCTTGAAGAACTCAGTAAGCGTCTGCTGGCCTTCTGCGCTTGCCGTCCACTTGTTGAACTCAACAGCTATCTGCTGGAGCGTCTGTAAGAAGCCACCGCCAAACTGACTGGCAATACTGGAGATATTGGCTATGCCTTCGCCAAAGTTCTTGATAGCACTGAAAAGTTGGCCAAAGCCATCAATGGCGCTCTGTATCCATTGCTGTAGCTTGCCGGACTGCGCCGCGGCCTGTATCCATTGATTAAACTCATTGGCTATCTTGACGATTGAAGCGCTGATCTGCGGAAGGAATTGGGAGCCAACAACTCCGAGCGTCCTGAACGCTTCCATAACCGGCTGGATGGCGGGCAACAGCCCTCGCATCGCCGAAGTTATGTTGGTTACAAAGGTGTTCATGGCTTGTAGCGTGCCGCTAGTCGTCATGAACTGTAGTATTTGGTGCATCGCTTGCCCGAATACCGCGCCAATCTGCTGACCGGCATGCATCAGCAGCGGTAGCCAAGTTTGAATGAGCGGTCGAATATCGTCAACGATTGGGGCAAACAAGGATTGCTGAACTTCTCGCATAGCACCGCGATACGAATCAGTGAAGTGCGAGAGAGTGATCATGACTTGCTGTGCGGCAGGAGCTAATTGGCGTATCGCTACAGCAAACTTCGCAGGATCATCCATGGACTTGAGAGCATCCATAATACCATGCATGCCAACGGCCAACGTACCCAAAGCAAGTCCACCAGCACCAGCTGCGGCCGGCAGTAAGGCGATAGCGCCGGATAGCTGTACGATGGCCGCCGTAACGCCCGCTATGGTCTGAATGCCGCCACCGCCGAGTAGACCTAGTAACCCGCCAGCGGCACCCACTCCGCCAACCATAGCAAGGGATTTGAGCGCCGTACCGAGTACGTTAGTCAGCGTGTGCGCAACCCGTTCGACAACACCGTTGATCTTCTCCAAGTCATTGGCGAAGTTCTTCAAGTGCTGAGAAGCTGTCTGAGTATCCTGTGTGAAGTTTCGGATATGAGCACGCGCATCTTCGACGGCACGATTGAGACGAGCATAGCTTTGAACAGCGCGCTCGTGTAGCTTGTTTTCTTCTTCCTGTGCTAAGGCGTATTTCCGCTTAAACTCCATGAGTTCAGTGAGCGGCTTCTTGTCTGTGAACGCTTTGGTCCACTCTTCATGAATCTTGGTGCTACGCTGAGCCGCTTGCTGATACTCTTGGTGAAATTGGTTGTACTGCTTGTTGAGGTCTTGGATCGCGGTCTTGTGTTTGTAGGCAGCTTGTCCTACACGACCGTGCTGCTGTTCGGTTTTGTTGAGAGCTTCGGTTACTTCGCTGAGATGCCCGCTGAGAGTTTTACTTTCAGCATCGACAGCTGCCATACTAGCAGCAGCTTCATCCGCTCCGCGAGTATCGGCGGTGATGATGATTTCGCCATGTGCACGACCAAGATCATAATCAGGCATCAGTACCCACTAGCCAGAATTTCACCATCGTCTGGATTGTCTTCGCCACGCCTAATGACGCCTCCACCACCACTGACGAATGGATCAGCATATCCTGCAGTGGATTTCGTCATATCGTCGCCCATACATTCAGCGAAGGCACGGAGCCGGTGGGAACGTGCAAATGCCTCATTTTGGGCACCTTCAGAGGCCTGTTCCATCATACCTTCTACATAGCGACCAAAGCGAAATATCCCTCTATCAAACAGAATTGATGCTGCACCTGCTACTCCATATAGATCACTGGGCGGTCGGCTGTAGGCTTGGCTCATCTGCCAAGCCTCCCAAGCTTTCCGTTTGTTGCCAAACACTTTTTAACTCGTCCATCGACCGCCCAAAGGCAGCGCCGAACAAGTACATACGCTCAGCCATACCGATATCATCGACATGAACTGTTGCTGTGAAGTCTGGGTCCTCCCAATCCTCTTCTGTCCCATAGTTTGTCTGCTCTGGGTCATCTGTGACCCTGGGACGGATGGTAGCAGCCATCACGACTTTGTCGATTGCGACGAACATGTCGTTGATCGCTTCGGGATGTTCCTTCAGCGTCTCACGAATCTTCTCATCACGCTGATTGTCGTCAATCGTGTTGTCGAACAAGATGGGTGTGAATGTATCCAGATACTCCATTAAACCCAAGCGTAGCAAGTCATCTCGCTCAAACCGCATCATGCGAGCCGTCTGCCCGCTAGGCAACGTGACATCGAACTCAACACGTTGCTTACGGCGCCAACCTGTTGGCGCGTATGGGTTTACAGGCTTCGTGATCTGCTCAGAGCTAGGCGGCGTTGGCAACGTAGGCGCCACCGGCTTGCCTGAAAGATCAGGCGGTCGCACATCTTCGGGCCTGGGCTGGTACTCTTGTGCTTTACCCACACTAATGTCGGTCATATTGGTCTCCTTGGACTCGTTGTGCCGTTATTGAGATGTACTACTTCGTCAAAACGCTGATCGGAGTGCTGAATTCGCCTGTGACAGAACCAACAACAGCGGCAACCGCAAACTGGTAGTTCGTAGCTGTCGTCAAGGCAGTAACTGTCGTCATGTTGGTCGTTGGGCTACCGCCGTTTGGCACGGTGACTAGCGTCCACGTTACACCGTTGTCGATGCTCTGGTTGATTTCATAGCTATCGGCGACACCGACAGCGTCCCAAGCCAAATCAACAGTCGTAGCAGTAACAGCCTGCGGCGACAAATTCATGGGAATGGGAATCGGGTTGCCTTCAGGCGACATTGACAACGGGAAGTCCGACTCATTGCGGATGATCTCGTACAGCCAGCGGCCTTCATCACCCTGCATCGGAAGTCCAACGCCGTCAATACGACTCGTCTGGAACGCGCCACCGCGTTGATCTGCCTGAAGGCGACCGTTTGCCTTGCAGCGATAGATGCGAGCGACGATGTTACCACCGCTGTCGGAGATAACCCGCCCATCAATGCGGAAGTATGGGCGAAGGTCGTTGCCGGACTTGCGGAGTCGGGTCACACGGTTTGGCGCTGTGCCCTCTTCAATCACCATGGCGCCGCTGATGATTGACCACGGAGTGATGGGGAGACCACCAGACTCCAGGCTCCAGTCCACCTGCGGCCCACGACCGTGGACGGCCACGAGGATGTCATCACCACGTAGCTCGTCGTACTGCTCGGTTTCAGAGAAGCCAAGCGTCATCGCAACGGGCAGTGGGTAACTGACGTCGGCCAGCTGCGTACCTTGCGCATCCAGATACGGCGTCAATACGATCTGACGAATACCATACGGTAGTGCGTCAGGAACAGCAAGACCTGTCATGTTTTTGATCCTCTCTTGACTGGGTCCTTGTAATAGTTGGTTCTAACTAGGTCACCGGTCACTGGATCGTACAGGTGAAACACGCTGACGTCCTTGCCTTGGGTGCATCTCCAATGCCTGCATTTGATTTCGATCAGGCCATCTTTCAGTATTGCGTGAAGCGTGCCGGGGCAACGCAATTCGATTGCGTCTGGTTGCATTGCCGGCTGCGACACTAGCTCGTCACCTGCCTGAGGTTGCCGTCCTTGTCGTAATCGACTTCCAGGAAGCTGTGGCCGCCGCGTGGCTGGGTGTCGTCAATCAACAGGTAATCCAACTGCTCGTCGCTGAACTCAGCAACAGGGATCATCTTGTTGTTGGCGACACTCCAAACATGGGTAGCGTCAGCCTTTTTGGTCTGTACGCCCAACGCTCGCCACTGGGGCGGCCTGATGATTCGATGCGATGCGTCGCCAACGTACTTGACGAATGGACCTTGCGGCAACGCCTTCGGTGCGCGCCTGCGAACATCACCAGGCGGCTTGACCGGCATATTCGTGCCCGGTTCAACTTCGGT